TCTATTTCACTCTTTCATTGTAACTAAAATTTAAGACATACTTACATATGCCCTATTTAGCAATTAATATCACAATAATATTGTTTGAACCAGACTAAGCCTTATTAGAGCTGTAGCAAAAACAAAAATCCCGAAGTGTGAATACTTCGGGATTTTCATTTGTCCTTAAAGTTAGCGGTGCGTACGGGAATCCATTAAAAGCACCTTATATCTTCTTGACAATGAGCTATTTTGAACGACCTGCTGCATACTCAATGTACACTCTACGCACACTGTATCTATTGCAATCTCAGTTTATCTGCCTGCAAAGTTATAACATATTTCCGAACCTACAAAATCTTTTCAACGTGTTTTTAATGAGCACATTACACAAACAATATGAGAAAATTCAACTTAACAGGAAATTTTCAGATAGCGTGCAGTACATGACAATATACATATCTGTCATTTATTCAGAGAATTATACCAAATTTATATACCACCGAAACTGGTGGTATAATAAAACAAATCCCAGCCGTGACGGCTGGGATTCGCACCTTGTCGGGGTTGTTCCGGGCGGTCGCACTATATCTGCCACGGATTTTTGTATGGGTCATAGTCACGTTGGAATGTAGCCATCGCAATTTCGCTGACCGGCTTCTTCTCCTCATCCAGCTTCCGTTGAATCTGAGGATTGATTTTGCACCGGTTAGCATCGTGTAGCCACTGCATCGTCGCCTCATAATCCGTTATACGGGCCGTGCTGACGTTATTTGGCGATATGAGCTTGTGCAGTTCATACAACGCAATCTTAATCATGTGTTTCTTGATATTAGGATTGCGAGGGTCGTGATAACGGAAGTTATACCCTTCTTTAAGCGTGTCAGCAGTCGGCAGCATGGTAGGAACCCAAACCTTGCTGTCAAACACCACATACTCGGTGTCCTTGAACTCGTAGTCATATCCCTGATCGTATTCTCCGATGAGCCCCCAGTTGTCGGATTCCATCGGATTTACGGTCAGGTCTATCTCATCAGTATTGAGAAGCGCGAAGAACTGACTGTCCCATTCGACGACAGCCCACGGTTCATATTCCACGTTGGGTTCCCAGGGAGAAGTCTCAAACTGTTCCCATGCGTTAATGCCGGGTATGCGAATGTCCGCATAATCAAATCCATTGTGTTCCAAGCACTCGTAAACCACCCCAGAGAAATACACAAGGTTGCCTGGATGATAGTTGAGGAGCTGGGAGTAGCTTATAATTTCTTCTCGATCTATTTTGTCCACGTCCTCGCACTCACGCCAATACTCTACTGTGGCCGGCGCTTTAATGCCGTTGATGGAACGCATGGCCTCTACAATCTTGCCTTCATGGTAGAAATGCACGCCAACCGGGTAAGTAATGCGTGGATTGTATTCTCTCAGGTTCTTGCCAACCTCCAATGCTTTCTCCACTTCATAGTTATCGGTAAGATATTCCACGATGGAGGCTTCTGCGGCTTCCTCTGCCTGGTTTACACGAATCTGCTGACCTCGGATAAGCTGATTGAACAGTTCGTCCGAAATCTGGCTCATGTAATCTTCGTTATTTAGAAATCTCTGATACATAATCAATGTGTTTAATATCCAAAGGAACCGTAGATTGGAGTGCCGGTGAAAGTGACAATTCCTGAACTTCCAGTGGCATTGAACTTCTTCCAAGGTTCATTTAAGAATAGTACCAGAAGGTAGTCAAGGGTGTCAGAAAAGTGGCCGTATTTCTCCACTTTTATACCGAGCTTGGCATCCATGACTTTTGCCTTGGATTTTGAACCATCCATCTCCTTGCGTTGGTTGATCAAGTCTTCTATCAACTTGCGACATTTAAGGTCAATCTGAATAGTCCAACCGTCATAACCTTCAAAGATATTGTTGACAAATTCCAAACGAGTGATTTGAGAAGGTTGCTTGCTGAGAAGTTTCTTTCTTGGCCGGAGTTGTGGGTTTTTAAGAACCGAAAGCAGGATGGTGTAGTTATTAACGCCATCTTCGGTAGTTGTGGTTCTGGACAATCCAGCAGGGTCGCCGGTAACAACCACGCCACCGGTATGCCCCATCCCCAGCAACAATCTTTTTATCTTTTCAGCAAACTTAGGAGTGTTGTTCTCTTTATTTTCAGGTTTTCCAAGAACCTCCTCCAATATATATACAATCTTGTTCTCATAATCTATCTGAGCCATCAAGCAACTCATATATGGGGCCACGTTAAAGTCAAAACTGAGAATCAATGGCTTTAGCGGGTCATACTTGGAGTCTTTCAACCCTTCGACGAGATGTTTGGACCCATCAAATTTCCAATAACAAGCAGCATCGTTTATGTCCACATACAGCCAGTTACCGAAAAGAAGACGCTCACGTACACTGGGGTCTGAAATCTTGTACAGTGCCGATACATAAGCGTTCACGAAGTTCTTGTCAGGATTGTCATAAACACTGAAAGGTATATACATTTCATTTGGACGGCATACAACAGGCTCTAAGTTCTCGTCAAGAACAAAGCGGTCGCGTACCCATCCTAAGCACGGGTTGGTGGACATGAAAAGTTTTGGAACTTTTGTCGTTTCTGCTACTTTCCAACGAAGACGAGAGAAAAGGACATCAACACCCCGTTGGTCCACTTCACCTACCTCGTCTATAAACCCACCAGAAAACTCACTGGAACCAAAGCGGAGATAGTCAGGGTCACTGGGGCTGTAAGCCATTTCTTTCATAATGATTTTGGAGCCGTTCCAAAATATCATTTCTCCTGAAAGATTGTTTATTTTGAAGTGTACCTGCTCTTCAAGTCCCCAAGATTTAGCTACACTCTGAATGGTGTTCCATGTTGACTCACGTAGGCTTTTAAGCGTTTTACGGGCAACAACCATGCGCATATCCGGCCATCTAAGACAACTGGAAATGAGCCAGCAACTTCCAAGATACGATTTACCACCACCAGCGGCACCTCCACCAAGAATTATCTGAGGGATATTGTCATTTCCGCAGTGCTCGCAAACTGAAGTGTAAGTCGGGTTGCCATTACGGTCCACGCCATTCTGCACCTGTACGACATTACCGCCGCACAAGGGACACTCCGGCTGAAGATTCTTCCAGACTTCATACTGTCTTGCCGAAGGGGCAAAATCAATCTTCAGATTGCTGGGTGCTTTCAGTCCTGGAATCATTCTTCTGGTAGATGAAAGGTGACACTAATTCATTGTATTTCTTCTGGTCTATATAGAAACGGCGTTTGTGGATTCCATCATTCCAAACAGTGAGATAACCGGCCTGTACCAGTTCCATCAAAAGATTACGGCATGTGCCATAATTGCATTGGCCGTATTTCTCTGCGATTTTATAATAGGTGTCATTGGTCCATAGTTTGTATTGGTTTCTGAACCAAATCAGGAACCCGATAGCCTTTCCACGGGTCTTGTTGTCAATTTCTTTCTTCATAAACAATTATCATTTATAAAGAATAGGCATAGACAATCTTCAAGGAGTTAAAAATTATCGTTTATAAATGGAGCGCACCTGATTCTCATCAGATGCGCTCCGGGGTGTTATGGATATAAAGGAATCAAGAAAATTATGCAGTAGCCTGAGCAGCTGCGTAGATTTTTTCTACAGTGTCCCAAAGATAGTCTGGGGCTGGAGTGTCGGAGAGCTTTTCACATGCACTCTTCAAGTAAGCCAACTCTTGTTCCGTGAAATCCACCACATGGGGGTTTTCACGATCTGCGTTGATGTCCCATGTGGTACGCTTGTTTTCGGCGTCCTCTTTGATGTTATACTTTTCAACATCTTCTTTGTTGATGCCAACCTTCTTGATGATAGAGCGCTTCAGGTTGTAGTCCATGAAGGAGTTCTCTGCCGGAAGAATAGAAGGGATGGCGATTCTGTCAATAATATGCAATTCCATATCTTATATATTAAAGTGATTTTACATAATTGTCAACGCCTTTTACGTGAAGATCTACGATAGCGTTATGACCTTCTGCCGACAGGAGGAAATCGACATCAGTCTTGTTGTCCTGAAACATCGATTCTGTAAGTACCGCTGCACATTTTGTACCAGTCAGAACTGTGAATCTTGCCTCGTAATCAGGGTCGCCATCACTCCAGTCTGCACGAATGGGAACTTGGCGTTTATCGTATGCCCCCTGTGCTTTAAGCGTCGAGAAACGCTGGATATAGGGCTTGAGTGAATCTTGTGCAGCGTTCCAGATAGACGTTGCCAGTATATCGGATTTGGTTTGTCCAGGTGAAGTGTAGATACACCATCCACCGGCAGTTTTCCATTTGCCATCGGAACCGGCCGCGTTGCAATGTACTGAAATCATAATCACATTGTCTTTGCCATATTGGTTACAAATGGCATTAACACGCCTACATCTTTCAGTCAATGACACGTCGGTATCTTCAGGTACTAAAATACGAGCATCATACCCCATAGCTTTGCGCTTGGCTACAATATCACGCACAAGTTCTCGTGCTTTCCTATATTCACGCAAACTCTGATCTGGGGAACACTTGCCAAGAGTATCAACCCCATGCCCATTATCATACAGCTCGATAATTTTTTTCATGTGCTTGAAATTCGTTTATTAAGAATAGCCTTTAAGAATTACGTTTGGGTGAGATTTACCAAGAAAAAAGATTATAGCTTACTCCAACCCCAATATAAGGTTCGATTTTGCTGGGAGTAACTCCTATGCCGACTTGTACACCCAACCCCCAACGTTTCTGTCTATATCTAATCTCTGTGTTAGTGTTAGTGATAGTATTTGTGATAGTCATTACCGGTTGAAAGACCCTAATGCTATCCAAAGCTGGCTCATATCCGCTTACCCAAGCCTCATAAGTGGAATCACTATAATGTTTTTGGGTAATCGGCAAAACGACAGATACACTGTCAGAAGAAAGCGTGTCAGCATGAGGTGCTTTGATGGTGTCGTACACTGGTACCGTAACGGTCTTGTATCGAATTACAAGACTATCTCTTGGTACAGGGGTGTCAATAAACACCGGTATGGTATCATACTTGATTTTTGTTTCTGACTTAGAATCAGTAACAACACGCTCTCTTTGACATCCGTGATAAAGCGAAGCGGTACTCAATACTACCACTAAGGTTGTTAGGCAACCATTCAAAAACGAGTTAATTTTCATATACCTATCGAATTATATGGAATGTACCATTCTTGTTCTCCAAGGTATTTGCCCGGGAAATTCACCCAGCACCCCCGGATGTTACCGGAAATTTCGTTCACTTCCACGATTGTCGCAGTCAATCCTGCAAGAGGCTCCAGTCTCATCTCTGTCAAAGCGTAAGACGGAAGAACAATGATTTTATCCCCTGGTTTCATGCTAATCAACGAATTATCTAATTTCAGGTAAAAGATATTGGATGTTTTTGGCTGCTTCGTGCATTATCTCTCGCGCTTCTTCTTCTGGAACATCAATTGGGTGTGTAAACTCACAGAAAATACTTCCAATCCAATCATAACGATTGTCATTAAGACGCTTGATGATTGCTGCTTGGCATCCGTAGCTGGAGAGAATAGACTGAGCGCATTTATCATTTATTTGTTTATCTATGTCTGTGACATACATGAACAAGTTCTTCACCAGGTCGCTACTGAATTTTGCAACCTCAGATATATGCAAGTCCTGAACGTGAGGCTTCATTGGCTCAATGCCTTTTCTCTTGACTTCATAATAGATTGATAGCAGACTTTCGTTTCCGAGAGGATGTGGTTGGACGATGTACACTCTGTCGGCATTTAGTTCGTGCAGTACAGTCCATAATTCACCAAAAACGATTGATGAATTGTCGGCGCGTCTATGACTCTTTTCTTCTTCGTCTCTCTTGAACTTCTCAATTTTGAAGTCCGTAAGTTTGTTTTTGCTGTACTGATTGTAAGCAAACCATGCCGCGAGAATTGTGCCTATTGCACTAATAATTGAAGGTATGTATTCCACCATAGTTGTTGTTATTTTGTTTCTGATTGCTCTGGCATGATTACATTGAAGGTGATGCCACCTTCTCCAGCACCATCGATATTGATTTTACTAACATGAGCTTCTTTGACAGGGTACAAATATAAGCAACAAGTAGTCAAAAATAAACGATAACGATATGAAAACGAAATTTGAAGAGCAGAAGCCGATTGATGTTTCTGGAATTAGAATATTTGCCCACAACTCCATTCTTGACCTTGGTGTCGGATATGTGAGTTTCGCAAGAGATATGTACGAAACCGCGATAGTTCTCAAAGGTGCAGATGGCGTTGGAGTAATGTTTCTCATCCTGAACGGGGATAAGAGAAAAGAAGTTGAAAAAGTAATTGAAGAATACTCACAAGGGAAATGGCTGAAAGATGGCTTGTTTGGTGAAGTGGCTGCTTGGGCGTGCCAGCACCCTGATCTGAATATCGAAAGAAGTACTATGGGTAGATGGGGTTCACGATGTGGCTTCAAGGCTATAAAACCTATTGTAATAGAAGATAACTAATATGGAACAGACAAAAGTGTGTGGGGTATGCGGAAAGACATTGCCCTTATCCGAATTTAGCAAGAATAGCAAAGCGGCTGATGGTCTTTCATACCGTTGTAATACATGCAAAAAGCATGGCCTTACAAAAACGACCACATCAAGACGCAATATCGTTAATGTCATGGAACTCTCAGACGAAGCCTTATGCGGCGAACTTCGTAGGCGCGGCTTTACTGGAGAATTGTCATATCGTAAAACAATAAGTATCTAAGCCTATGATTACAGAGATATTAAACAAAATGGCTGAAATTGTGGATAATACCATGACCTCATTTCAGTCTGATTTTGAGAAGTACGACAAAGAATACATCACTGGGGAAGGCGTGAACGCTTTCCCTTTTTTGTGGATGGTTGCTCCATCTCACACGTACCTTCTAAGATTTGCTGGTTTCAAAAAGTATTTTTTTGAAAATGAAGCATTCAGATACAATATTGTACAGAAGAGCAGTTGGTATCATGCTTACTTATGGCCTAATTGTGGGAAAGTTTCTGAAAAGATATACTATGTCACAGCCGATGGTTTGCGAGAGGTAAGCGTAGAGCAAGCACGTGAAATTATGCGAGATATTATTACTCCCGTTATTGCCGCATGGGAACAGGAACATGAAAAGATACCAATTAAATCTAAAGTGCGTGTAGAGTTTCAGGATATATCACTAACTCAATTGAAAAGATTGATTCAAGATTGTAGGTATCATAATAACGATACTCTTTTGGAGTGTCTGAAGCGCTTTCATAATTATCAGCAATACGCAAAAAACCATAAAATTATAGTAAAATGGAATGATTGTTATCAGCGATTTTCTTTTTGCGAATTTATAAATGGGAAAGCACAGCTATCTGGTGGAATAGTATTTCACGGTTGGCCCGAAAGCGGTTATCAAGCCAATAATTCCGTCCAGCTTGATCCGTTATATGGATGGGCTACACATACTTAAATATATTTGTTGTATGTACAATAAATTAGTACGAAAGTCAGAATTGATGCATGATAATCATGTCAGTGGAAGGCACTTTGAAAGGTTTGTGCTTCCTATACTGGAAGAAAGAATTATAATCGTATTGTGTAGATACAATGATTATGATGATAACACGATGAAAGCTGTACGGGTTGGAGTTCGATACAGCTTGAGACATTTTTTCAAATTAACAGGACTCATAAAATTATGACAGAATCAATAAAAACGGCTATCAAAGCCATAAATAAGTGGGTATTCTTTGGATGGAACTACTCCTGTGTTGAACACGAGTGGACTAACATTCATGGAGAAAATAAGTTTGAGGTTGTTCCTAAGTTTCTTACAGAAATTAAATGGACGTGTAATTTTGACCACATTCTTTCTAAGTGGCATATTGCAACACGCACCAAAAACTCCAATGCTTATCTGGTGGAGTTTTATGCTGAACTTGGAATCAATAACCGCATATTGCTTTTGCAATGGGTTTTAGAAAACTATAAGGATGAGCGTAAAATATGTGAGTCGGCAAACGTTGCAGAGTGTTCTGAAGCGCAAATCTTGGCAAAAATTCGTGAGTGGGCTGAGAATACCCCGTATTATCTGAGCAATAGTGAAGGCTATGCTCGTGGCTATCGTGAAGGAATGATACGGGCTCACAAATTAGTGATGTCCATGATTACCGGTGAACCTTTTGAAGAGTAAGAATGTGTTTTGAGAGTTTTGATTGGCACCGCAGCCTGATTATTGGGGCTGCGGTGTTTTTGATTCCCTCAATACAATAAAACAAACATGATTATGAGCCACAATTTATTGATAGAAACAAAAGAAATAAGTAATCATCGAATCAAGATTTATTACGATACAGACGCAATGTGTCCTTGCACAGACTGGGATATGGCAGCATGTTTCCTGTGGGAATATGACCGTACTGCCCGATTGTCTGATGCGTGCAATTGGAAAGAAGTATTTGGTAAATATGGAGATAGCCGACATTCACTTGCAGATGCGCTACATCAACTTATTGTTGAGCATGTTGAATGGAAAGATTTGCTGAATTATTTTAAGAAAGGCAAGGTTGACGGTTATCGAATGAGATATGATAAACATGAGAAAATGTGGTATTTGGAATGGTATAACAATTCACGATACACAGAGCATAAAGGCTGGCAAGAAGTTCTTAGCATTCCTCCCTCAGACCTTTGTACGTATGATTATACGGATGAATTTGTAAAAGATTTAGAATGTGATGAATTGATTCAGATTCTTTCCGAATTGGGCAAAGATATATTTGTCAAAGAATGGTCCACAACAGGATACAGTCAAGGGGATTATGTTGAAGGTATAGCTTTTTGTACAAAGGAGCGATACTCAAAAATGGTCAGCACTGACACTACCGATTGGAAAACCAAAATTGACGCATTGATTGATGGTGAAGTCGAATGTATTGGCATGTGGATGTGGGGTGATGTCAAAGGCTATGTTCTGGAAGAGAAAGTGTTATATACGAAGCATTTCCAAGACCCAAATCGTGAAGACGAAGATGATTTTGACTGGGAAGAGGTTCATTCATGTTGGGGCTTCTTTATGGAAACAGAAGAACTCATTAACGAAGTGATTTCTGAGCACGGATTAAAAGAAGTAGCGTAAAATGAACACTCCTCGTTTTGTTCCTAAAAAACGCATTGCTATTGATGGTAAACAATGGTGGTGTGTTTATGACACCCAGCGTCATTGCTGGAGTACATACCTATGTCACAGGAAATACCGCACCAAGCGAGCATGTCAGGCCGCAATTGATGTGACTTATCAATACTTTAATTACTGATTAGCGATGAGACAGAAAAAACCGCTTACTAATGAGCAGAAAATAGTAAACGCTTGCAATTTGGATGGAAATTCACTTGCAAGCGTTTATGTTATCGAAGCACTAAGAGTTGGGCTGTTGACGTATATCCATGAGTTTTCGGACGAGGAAATAAAAAATGGATGGGGATTTTTTGACTCCCCAGCTGGAGTAAGAGCCAAGATGCAACGAATTTTGGATGAAATAAGTAAAGAATAACATGAAATACTATGTAGAAGAAAACCTCTCCAATTTCCAGTTTTGGAGTGGAGCTAAAGACCGTGCAGTATTATTGACAACGGATCAATTTGATACCGTAGAACAAATGCTGGAAGAAATAGAACCGGCTGATGGTTGGTCTGATACTGCCATCAATGATTTGTTCTGGTTCGAGTTTGATACCATTGTTCAATGGCTCGGCTATGCTGATGAAGAGCATTTGGAAAAGGACATTACTCAGAACGAAGTGGAAGAAGCTCAAGAATGGGCAGAAGATACTTCCACAGACTATAATGCGTTGTTCGCCATCGCTCACTTGAATATCAATGACTATGCTTGTACCAACGAGGATGGTGAAGAAGACTGTGATTGGGATCAGGCCACTGAAGATTTCATGGATTGGTGGAACGGCATGGACGACATTGACCAAGTTGAAGAATATCGTAAATACCAGTAACTATGAATCGGCAAGAGTTTATTGACCGCATTATAGAAATCGCGGAAAGTCAAGGATTTTCCGTGAGCACTGAAATCAATGGTGATGATGTTGAGTTTACATTCTCCCAGTACACCGATTTCGGACAAGACTTTTGTTTCTGGGCTACGATGCAAAATTATGACATCTATACCCTGATTGAGGAAGTTGATAACTACTATGAAGGGTATGACCCGGACGAGGAAGCTATGCTTTGGGTCGGCCCTGATGGACATGGCAAAAACGGAGCACCGTATCGCCTTACTGATGTCGTGAAAGATATGGAGCAGTGCGAACAAATGATAAAGAATTTGTCCGATGCCTTGTCTGAAGCGAATAATAAAGAAATACTTTGGGAACAACCAAATTCTTAAAAACATGGAACAGACATTTGAACAATATGTACTTAGCTGGTGGACAGAATATATTGAAAACCACCAAGACGACTCAAAACGCCTGATGGAGTTATTTATCGGCGAGGAAGAAACCATTGAGGATTATCTCGATGAAGGAGAAACACCTTACGATTGGCTGATGACTAAGGGTGAGGAGGATGCGGAGGAGATTTATGAGCATTTCTTTGGCTATTGCGCAGACCGCTCCATTCTTGCAGACGACCTTCCAGACACTGAAACATTCCTGACTGAGATGTTCAAGCAAGCATACACAGAAAAGTATGATTTTGTGGATGAGCTTATCGAAGATATGGCCGGCCATGCTGAAGGATATGATACACCGTATGGATTTTTCCATGACCTTTCTTATGGCGGCTGCTCCTCCGGCATGATTGGAATGTTTGTTTATAATTCTGATTGCAAGCGATTCTATATCCAGCATATTGATGATTTAGAAGCGTTTGTAGAAGACTTTGAAGAAGAGATTGGTGAACCTGTTCGCAACGATAAGCATCTGCCTCACTATGTATTTATATGCTGGTTCTGTTATGAGGAACTTGCATATAACGTCGCCAGAACCCTTTATCCTGAAAGTTTTTGAATTATGAGACTGGATTTAGAAGTACCCAACTTTACCGGTTTTTATCAAGGTATCTGGGAGCAGGGCGAAAATGAATGGACGGAAATCCATGAAATGAAGTATGGTGAGTATGAAGATTTTGAAAGTCTGAATCTCATTGATGATTGGGGCTTTGGTCCCGATTATAGAGATAAAGTTGCAAAACTATTTGCTGATGATTATGCTGAGATAATTAAAAATTGTCTTGGTGTTCCGATGGAATATGTTGGTTGCTATGTCAGTTCTCCAAAAGAGTACAATTTCACTACTGACCGAATTTTCGCAACCTTCGAGGTTCCTGATTACGATGCACTCGTTAAACGCCTGAAAGAATTAGGAAGTTTGCCGGAGTATCGCACTGAACTTGCTGCTCTAATTAAGAAGTATCATACGAGTTGCAGTGGTTTCATCTCCTTTATGAGCAATGATATTGAAGAATGGTTTGAACTGATGCAGGACCCGTCAAACGATCATTACACCAGTTATTTTCTTGGTTATTTGCTCAGCCTGATGGCTCCAGAAGAAATTGAAGGCTTGAATGAGTCTATCTATATGTATGTTGAAGAAAACACTGACTATCATTGTGTAGAACCAGAAACGGACGAGGCAAAAGAGGAATGGGAGATTTATCTGAAATATGGTTCGCTCTACACCGATTATGCTACAGCACATCCTATGCGATATGAAAATCCCGATAAAGGCAAATGGCCTTACTGGATTGTAATTGATTGGGATGATTACAAAGAACAGTTCCTCGATTATGTCGAGAAGCATGAAAAAGAACAAAAACGTAAGGCTGCGCTTGCTGCGATGCCTGTAATTCCAGGATTATTTGACTAATGAAACTTTTATTTCCCTTGCCCAACGGAGAAGAGCTCGACTTGTTGGGTGATGGGCCGGACGACATGGAATATGTGTGTCTGGTGTGTGGCGAGTTTGAAACTCCCATATCTGAGCTCCTTGAAGATTATAAATTTGAGCCCAACAATCTCCGACGTCAGGCTATAGCCGATGAGATTCGTGACCAAGCATATTATTTTGCTGGTGAAACGGCTAACTATGACGAAGACCTTCAGCAAATGATTAGCTGGGATGACCTCGGGGAACAAATGTATCAGGCTCTTATAACATTTGCAAAAGTATGAGAACGAATGATTGTTTCGATGAAAACGGATGGTTGAAGGACGAATACCTGTGGCCCCTCCGTCAACAAATAACACTCGGAAGCATTTATGTTTCTGATTATGAGAACAGCTTTGGCATCCAATCTAAAAAGGTTTGTGATTTCTTCACTTCCTTTTGGGATAGTTATTGTCAAGAACTCGCTAAAGAAGATGGTCTATGGGAACAGGCTGTAGTATTGGCTAAAGAACGTCTTATCAACGAACCGGACGCTTCTGAATCTAAAGTTAGTAACTATCAGCAGGATGCCTACCTTGAATTGCAATGTAAGAAATACGACAATGAAGACACCCTTCTACAATGGTACGGTTGTTTTGATGGCGAATGTCCATTGCCTCCGACCTATGTAAATGTAGATATTCATTGGGATTTTGCTCGGTCAATTCGAGTTATAGCGGCTTCTGAGGATGAAGCATACGACATCGTAGATGAGATGATGCGAAAAGAGGAAATTCCCAGAAGCACATTTGAACCGACCGGTGACTATGAACTTGATACAAATTGGCAACCCGAATAAATATTGTGAAATGAGTCAACTTACTGATGAGCAGTGGCAGGACATCTTTACGAAGTTCTGCCACGACTGTTTTATGTACTGGAAACGTGAAGGGTGTTCTGTTGCCGTTGCGTTTGATAAAGCGCGGGAAGAAACTTTGAAACTCCGGTACTATCCATTTGCGCCAAAAGGCCCGAAGGTCAATTATGATTCCCTTAGTAAATGGGGTGAGTTGTATAGCCAGACCGTTGTTGAAACTCTTTATTCTTACGAACAAGACGATGCTTTGGACGATCTACGCATCTGTGAGCATTGTGGTTTTCCAGTTTTTGATGGTTACTACATCGCTGGAAGCTTCTTTTGCTGTGAACAATGTGCAATTAAAGGCGGCTACGATGGAGATAAAAAGCAATTTGAGCAAGACCTGAAAGATGGTGACGACCCTCAAAATTCTATGTGGGACGAAGTTTATTGGTCCCAATGGCATTATCCTATAAACGATTGAGATTATGAACATAGACCATTTGAACAAGCGTTGGCTCTCATTAAAAGACGATGCCAACAAAGCATTGCTGGATGCTATCAGGGCTCACGGCGGTGCATATTATTTTGTCGATGAAAACGATGAAAGCCTTGCAGAGATTGATGACATGAGTGAGTTGGAACTTCCTCTTGTTGACGCTTATACTTACTACAAAGGCCGGCAGGGTTCTTTCTATGTGACATCGGTTATCCTTGGCAATCATGGCATCGAGTTTTACGGCATAGATGAATATGATTGCATAGACCTCAAAGATGCCATCCAGCTTGACCATGTTTCGTTGGGAGGTATTCTTGATATACTTGAAAATTTACCAGACCCAAATATAAAATGAGACATTCAAATTTTTATCAACAGTACAGAAAGCTTGAAGCCTTAGAACGAGAGGAACTTAAAAAGGCTGTTCTTGCTCACGGTGACGAATTTCGCTTTCAGACAGAAGACGGAGAAGACGTAAAAGGAGTTCAAATGCCAATCGTGATGGCCGGAGATAGTCATTGGGAGTCTAACTGTGATTGCTACATCACTCGTGTAGCGGTAGTAGATGGCATCCTTGAGATTTACGGATATGATAAAGAATATGGCAATGAAGAAATGCGTCTTGATGATGTAGAGTTTGGACATCTTAGCTATATCATAGATGAGATTCCAGAGACCAACGATGTGAAAGATGTTACTACGGAACCGCCCGTTTGTGAGGTGCCAGTAGTAAGCCTGTGTCGAGAAGACATTTCCGATGCCGGCTATGATCCGGAAATTCCTGATGACGATTTCCAACAGGTTGCAAGTAGAATTGAAAAATACCTGGAATGGCAAGACTTCTTTCCTCAGTTCCTTGAGAATGTTAGAGAGGCTTGTGCTTATTTAGAAATTCCTACTCTGAAAGAAGAGAACGAATAATTTATTATTTACAATTAAATTCAAATTACAATGGCAGCAAATCTTACAGAGATGCAACAGTTCAGAATGGCTATTGTAGCCAGCCTCAACTTTGATGTTGAGAAAGCAAAGAAAGTGTATGACTTCGTAACAGGTGGTGAACCGGTGCCGGTTGCACAGCAGCAGTTCTGGTCCGATGGCGTTTATTACGTCCTTCATGGAGGGCATCTTGCAACGACTGATGACCCTAAATCAATCGCGGATCAGGTGATTGGTGTTGCAGTAAAGATGGGTGACAAAATCGCTACTGTGGCGCTTCATGATGCAGCAGACGGTGAAGAAATCGCACTGACGACCGATACACCTTGCGGTTCCGAACAGTTCTTCCGTCCTGATCTCTTTGATGCAATCACGGATTGGGATGGTGAAGGCAACACTAAGGATTATGGCGATCTTCTGAATCCTGAAATTGGTTTGAAAAAGGGGCAATACATCCCATCTCTCGCCCAGCTTCATCTGATTCTTCTGAACATCAAAGAGGTTAACAAAGCACTGGAGGCTGTTGGTGGTTCTCCGATGAGAAAAGTATGGTACTGGTCGTCCACTGAGGGCAGTGCCTACTACTCGTGGTACGTGCCCTTCGGCAGTGGTTACAGCGGCGGCACCGGCAAGTGCATCACTCTCGTGGTTCGCCCTGCTGTAGCCCTATCAGTTTAATCTTCATTCTTCCTGCCGGGGCAGTTTTTCTGCCCCGGCTATTATAAATTATTCAATATGGAAAGTAGAGCAGTTGATATAATGGTGCGAGTGGATTTGGCTGTTCCTGATGATTATGAGTTATCAGATGGGGGAAATAGCTGAAAAACTTGAATACGCACAAATGGAAATACAACTGCCACAAGATTTTCCATACATTGTAGTTTATGGTTGAAATCATTAACAATCAAATTATATGAAACATACATTAGATACTTTGTATTGCCCAGAATGTGGTGGCACTAATGTTCAAGTGATGGCTTGGGTGGATGCGAATACGAATGAGTTTTGTTTTAACGTAAACGACCCGGTTGAAGTAGAAGATACTTGGTGTGAGGATTGTGAAGACCACACCGGCCTTGCCAGTCTTTCTGAATTGTGGGAACGATTTTCTGAAATTCCAATCAACAATGATGATGAAATAGAAAAGCCGTTTTTGTGTTTTCCTGCCGGTACTTATCGTTTTGATGTCTGGCATTGGTTTGATGAGCGATGCCCAAATGGTCTTGCGGTGGACTTGATGGGAGAAAATGCAGAATAGAATGATGTCCGATGTTAAAAGCGAAAGATAACATTATTCCTACAGTTGAACAGTGTGCTCCATCAATTCTATCCCTTCATGGATTGAAGAAAGGCCGTGATTACACACTTAGTAATGGTCAAATATACTTAAAAAATACCGCAAAGAAAAATACAGTAATCGCTGCTCTTAGAAGAGTTTGCCCAGAGAAACATTATTACTGGGAAACGCCTCATTTGTTACGGTGGTTTTAATCTATTGTGATATGACACAAAAATACTATGTAAATGTGCATTATGATGTGGTTTTGCAAGCAGAAGTGATTGCGAACTCGGAAGAAGAGGCTCACAGATTCGCTATAGGGCAAACAGAGCCCATGTCTCTCGACGATGGTGATATTTGTGATATTACCACATGCACAACCCAAATTGATAACATATCAGAATAACATGGCAGATATTATATTAGAAAAATTCTTCGAGTTACCTCGATGGGAATATGCTATTGATAAGGGTGTCGGTAAAGACATAAGCCGACGAGACCTTTGCAAATTAGCTAAGCCCGAAGTGAGGGCTCAAATGTATCAGGCTATCAAGAATGGCAAATATGAAATTGCTCCTCCTCATACGGCCCAAATCCCCAAGGACAACGGTGAGTTCAGAACGGTCTATATCAACGAACCAATGGACCGCATACTTCTTAGTATTGCCAACGATCTCCTTTTTGAACTGACTCCAGATATGGTTCACAAGAGTTGTAAGTCCTATCAGAAAGGCACTGGCTGTGGAAAGATAGTTCAGGAAGTTTCAAGAACGATATGTGGGACTAATGGTGATGTAATTGGCTGGAAGTCTGACTTAAGTAAGTATTTCGACAGTGTGCCAATTGAATTTATTGATAATGTATTTGATATGGTGGAAGCCCAATATGGCCACTCTACGCTGATTGATGTACTAAGAAAGTATTATCATAGCGATTATTACTTTGACCTGGATGGCAACCTGTTGCAGAAATATCAGTCATTGAAGCAAGGTTGTGCTGTAGCCTCGTGGTTGGCCGATGTCCTTCTATATCATATTGACTCCAAGTTAAGTCAATTGGATGGCTTCTATGTCCGTTACTCCGATGATATGCTTTTCGTTGGTCCCGAATACGAAAGAGCGATGGAGATTTTAACAGATGACCTTTCTCTGATGAACATGAAGCTTAATCCGAAGAAAGTGGAATATTTGACTCATACGCATTGGTTCAAATTTCTTGGCTTTTCTATAAAAGGAGCAGACATCTCATTAAGCGGGTCTCGAATAAAAACTTTCCAGAAGGAAATTGAGCATCGTACAATCAAACAGCGAGGAATCACATTGACAAAGGCCGTCAATTCTGTCAATCGCTATCTTTATCAAGGTAATGGTGAGTTTAGTTGGGCTACACAAGTTCTCCCAATTTGCAATGTCACCAAAGATATTAACGAACTGAATAAATTTGTGATGGATTGTTTGAGGGCTGTACAAACTGGAAAGAAGAAAGTCGGCGGTCTTGGTTATGTAAAAACGAAATTTGAAGGTTGCATACAACGCGGACAGGGCAGAAATGTCAAAAGTAACCGAAACAAGACAAAGCAAGCAATTCCTGGTTATTTGACTATTTGTTGCATGAGAAACGCTCTTTTAACGAGCCGTGAAGCTTATGCGACATTAGTTGAAAGTCTTTAATAGTGCAGTAATATGCTGGAAGAGGAGCGCTTAATTCAATTTAGACGCCATAACAATGTCCAGTTTCAGCTCAGACTTGTAGTCGTACCCGACTCCTGCACCGAGCTTCCAGCGGACAGAATAGCGTCTCTATATCGAAAATATTATAGTAATGCACCATAAGCGTTGACTTTTAGCAACCGAGTGTACGGTCTGAGAAGAAAGGCTTCAAAAATTCAATTTTGAATCATCTTAACCCTCGATTCGTACGTGTCTTGTGTGATCCGATGTCTCACCAAGACGATACGATTCGAGGCACGATGACTCCAAATATCAATACCATTAAAGAGCTACACAATGAAGCATGACTTCTTTTTTTCTGAGTATGCAGAATATGATTGAATAGCGAATAATTCAGCGTGATCTCCTTAACACTCGATAGGTCCGAGTCTGTTATACATCCTGGACCGTTATCGATGAAGCAGATCACGTACATCGAAACGATTACAGAACCATACAAAACGCCTGACAATCATAAAAATATTTGAGCATCTGCACAGGATAGATGATAAGGTATGAAATTTAACGTAGAAGGATTTAACCAGAACGACGGGCTTGTGAGATACGCTATCGCATTTCTCCGTTAAGCCCGTCGTTCTGGCAAGCCTTCCTTGTATCGACTCCAGTATAGTGATGTGCAATCATACCTTAGTAATCTCGGTAATACAGCCGGCCTGGTTCAAGAAACTAATGTTCAGCTTTGCGGCCAGAATCCACCGCGTGAGCCGGCGCCAACAGTGTACCCACTGTTTCGCCGCCGGCGCACTCTGTTCATCTGGCCGCACACATCGAAACGATTGAAGTAATGTATCACAGTTTTGAGAACCAAAAATCTTTCAGCACAACTTCGGTCAGTCAAGGCAGCACCTTTATAAGAGACTGGATTTGAACGAAGGTTATCCATCCAGGTTTGAAACCTGGATTACTCGCCTTCGGCATCCAGCTCTCTAATCGAAGCAAATATAGAAATGTGCCAAGCTGACGAGACTGACTATCAATACAACACAGTATCAATTATGCAAGCGGCTTTAATTCAGAGCGGCGGGTACATACACGCGTGGTTCATCTCATCTCAAATATGAGATGACCTACGCGTGCCAAACCCGCTCTTCGCATCGACTCTAATATAGCAATGTGTCAATTAGCCTGAGCATAATTAAACAATGTAACGTAACATCGGATGTATAAGGGATTTTGGTTTAAGTAACAGGTCACAATCATCCGGGTTCTCTCAGGATTATATCCTGACCTCACCCGGATTCAATACCTGTTATGTATCGATTCGATTAAAGAACTACGTCACAAATTTTGAATACGTCCTTTTTAATTGAAATTCAATGGAAAATATCTGGAATGAAGCGCAAGAAAAAGTTCATAATGGTTCCACCTTCAGAATCAATTTGGAGAAGCGCGACCTTGTAATTGATGGTAAATACATCATCAAGGATGGTAAGCATAAAGGAGAACTGGGATATGATACCAAATTCCCAATTGATGCCTTACTCGCTATGGTTGAGGAATACTACTGGGAATACCTCCATAGTGTCCCTTCCGCTCGTAGCGAAGCAAAGTATAGACGTTATTTCCGTGCCCTGCCGGAGCATGAACTTTCTGAGGAAGATATGCTATACGGTCAGCACCGGGATATAACCCAGTTACGTTTGGAACTGTTTATCCTGATAGCAATTATACAGAACACATTGATTTGGGATGAGTTCGCCAAAGGTAAATGGTTCTGGCAATCAAAGAAACACCCGTCTCTCGTGTTGCTTAGACAATGGATAGAAATCAAAAAAACTAATAAAAAAAATATACAACAATAAAAGAAACAAAAGTAGTATGCCCTAAATGCGGTGCAAGTATCGCAATTCCTGAACATGAGTCATTCACAGCAGGTATCGCTATCGGTAAGGATAGCGGTCTGGGAACTGTTACGCTCCCACTTGAATCAGAAAACAATTCAAATTCTAAAAACAGAACAGCAATGAAAGCATCAAAGAAAATTGAGGCAATGAAAGCCGCCGGTATTGACGTGACAAACCTTTTCGCAGTAACAAACGCTGAGGGAGTAGAATCTATCGCTCGTTTTAAAAACGGCGGTCTGACGATCTTGGCAGACAACGACCCTATTATTATCGCCATCTTCAAAGGCGGTACTGTACCCAACCGCCGCTTGTTCCGCAGATGGGTTATGGCACAAGTATTCCACATGCTGACTCAGAAGAATTGGAAAACCGGTAAGCCTGTAGGATTTCTTAATGCGCTTCAGGCAAAGGGCTTCCGGTATAGCTGGGAAATGCTGATTGAGGAAATCCGCATACAAGCTAAGCTGGAGGTGCTCGACCAGGAGAATTTTATCCAGCGCAATCGTTGGTTCAATAAGAATGTAGCCGGTGCAATGGCAGCAGACTATCTCAAACAGCTTAACGAGCACGTTGAGCAGAGAAAGAAGAAATGCAAGCGTTGCAAGGGTAATCCTTATATTACGCTTAACGGCAACAATATCTTCGTTGATGATTTGCGCAAGAAAGTGTTCAATCCGCTGGAGAGATACGCCAGACAGATTAAGGATGCAAAAAACATGACAGACCTCTACCATTCCGTCGTCGGATTCTATCAGATTGTGAAAGAGATGTATTCGCCTTACAGCCTCGTGATGAGTCAGGCATTTAAGGATGCGTACAAGGGGGCCGGTGGTTATTTTACCATGCGTAATCTTATCATGTTCCACGGCTGCAAAATGCTTAGCAGCAAGGGGAATCCGCTGGTGGAGTCATCATCTCTCCGTGAACTTGATAAACTTGCTGAAGCCTATAAAAATGGAGAAGGCTGGCGTATGTTTGGTGCCATGAAGGAACTGATTGCCAACAATGGCATTGACATCGCAGCTAAAATGAACGAGTGGCGAAGCAAATAAAATAAGTATGGGGCTCACCAAGCACTTGAATGGCTGGTGAACCCCTATTACTAAACTCTCAAAATATGGACAATAAAAGAATAGCCGACATAGGAGAAGTGCATTGGCATGACGGTCTGCCATATTTTCTATTCGGGCAAAGTGACAATGGCTTCATATTCAAAGATGAGGAAGCCTATAAGAATGGCTGGGATGCTCCTTGTTATGTACCAGAGTATGCAGCGGAAGATGCAGCGGTAACAATCAATGGGGTGGAATATGAGTGTGGCGGCTCCAAAGACAAATGCGATTGGTACTCTCACAATGATTTATTGAAACTATGTGATGGAGACCATTCTTTGTGTGACAATTTGTTTCTATGTATAGATTGGTGCTATCCTGAAACATGGTTAAACGAACATGAAAATTGAAAATAATTATGGGCAAGATCACAATGTTTGACGATTCAACCAGTGCTGTAACCAAACTATGCAATGGAAATCCAGGTGCAATAAACGCTTGCTGTCATCTCATAAAAGATGGAGCACATGTCTATCCATATACTGACGGGGGTGAATATCTTATAACACTTGATACTCTCGGAATATATGGAACTGATATATATGTCCTCTGGAGTGACATCTGCCAGCGAGATTTAGAAAAAATGATAGCAATGTTGAGAATTGCAAAAAGGGATCCAAATAAAGCTGGGTTACTCAGAGATGCTTGTGGAAGACAAGATTATTCTGGACGAAAACTATTGCAAGAAGACAAGATTTTTAGCAGACTTTTTGACTAACAACATAATTTAGAAAAATGAAAAAGTATATTGGAACAAAAGCAGTTAGTGCCACTCCAGCGTGGATAGTAGATGGCAATGTATATCCCAAAGATGGCGAAGTACCTCGTTCTATGAATCGTGAAGACGGCTACAAAGTCATTTACGAAGATGGCTATGAAAGCTGGTCCCCGAAAGACGTGTTTGAAAAGGCATATAAGATTGCAGAAACACCTGTTGACCGTATGCAGATAGAAGCCAGCGAAGTCAATGACAGATATATAAAGTTGGCTGCTTTCATAGACTCTGGCAAAATGAATGAAGTTGTGGACGATGAATACAACAAATGTTTGCTGGAAATGCAGTGTTGTACCATGTTCGACTATATACGCCTTCTTGACGCTCGCATACAACGTATGCAAGGATCTGATAGCGCAGAAGTGCGGAAGATGAATCTTGGCATGGCTATCATGGCTCTCAAAGCGGGTTATCCAGTTCGTAGAAGCGGCTGGAATGGTAAAGGCTTATGGGTTATCAAACAAGTGCCGGCTCATATTACTGAGGAAATCATTCCCAAGATGCAATCTCTGCCTCAATCCGCAAAAGACCTTATTCTAAAAGGTAAAGGAACCATAGATTACACTTCCCAGTGCCTTATCTATAATGAGAACACTGGTCGTGCTGATTCATGGGTTCCGTCTATCAGTGATGTATTTGCTGAGGATTGGGAGATTGTAGTATCAACGAATTATGAGTAAAGGAGAAAGAATCAGAAGGTTACTTGTTTCTATGCTCGAAACATTGGCAGATGCCACAATTGATATGGAAACTGAAGACATGGATTGTGGCACATTGCATTTCCCAGTATTAAAGTACATTCCGACATTCGAGTTTAGTGACGAAGACATCCGGCTTATTAAAACGCTTGGGAAAGAGGAACTGGAAGATTTCTCAGTACTAACGGAGATTTAGCTTATGGGTCAGAAAGGAACCAGGGACAGGCATTGTAGCTATTGCAAATACTATTCGTGTTTACATTCAAGGTTCATGTATTGCTCAAAGTTGCGACATAGGATTAAGGCATCACGTAAAAACGGATGTAAGTATTTTGAACAATTTGATAAAAAGTGAAGATATGAAAATTCTAAGAAGTAAAAAGTTTAAGAATGGCATTGTATATTGTCTGCAACTGGCAGATGGTATGCTTGTTGAAACGACAGATATATTCCTGCCGTTCTATACCAAAGATGCAATAGGACGGAAGCAAAACAAGTTGGACAACACCGATTTGGGCAACCGAACTGAGCGCTGGATGATTGGTGTTTCAACTATGAGCGGATGCCCTGTCCGTTGCAAGTTTTGCGCCACAGGAAACATGAAGCGTTATCGCAATCTAACAGCCGATGAAATTGTTGAGCAAGTGGAATTTGCAATCAGTCAGTCGGGATGCAATCCTTCAGAAGCAAAAGAGTTCAAGATTAACTACACTCGCATGGGTGAGCCGTTCTTGAACATTGAGGCGGTAAAGGAGGCTATCAGACGCATTACGGAGAAATACCCGAACACACATCATTACGTTTCCACAATCGGCATAAAAGATAGTGACTTCTCTTTTGTCAAAGGAAACGTGACATTGCAGATTAGCCTGCACTCCTTTGATGAGGAAAAGCGAAACTGGCTTATTCCATATTCAAAGAAAATGACGATTGAGGAACTGGGGCAGATACGCACGGAAAGCAATCTTAAAACGACGATAAATCTCACGCTGGTAGATGAATCTGATTTCGATGCAGAGAAATTGCAGCAGTATTTTGATAAGGACTACTTCTTTGTCAAATTGTCGCCAATCAATCCAAACAACATTTCAGATAAAAATAATCTCGGCAAAGGAGTTGTCGAGGGTATAAATTTAGTATAAACCTTTTAAAATTAAAAACAATGGAAGCAATTAAAAATCAGTTGGAGAAACTTGGTTACGATTATGCAGTGGCCATAGCAACACAGTCGGAGATTGAGAATGGCGCAGCTTGCGGTCAATTGGCAATCATTGGTGAGTAACATGAAGTAGTAATGGAGTATATCAAAGCAAACACTTTGATATACTCCTTAAAAAGTTTCTTGACAGATGATTGATAACTTTGATATAATTAAGCCGTTATTCTATTTCAACGAGGATAACAATATGTTCTTCCATCTTCAGATTTTGAGACGTGGCAAAGACCATCCTGACCTTTCAGCAGCAAATAAACTGATTCAGTCTTGGCTTGTCAGAAGCCGAGAACAACTTAATAGTTTGAAGGATGAGATTGTATTCCTTTGCGAGCATTATCAAGCGCGAGCATATATCAATGTTGCTGGGAAAGATTTTGAGAAGTTAAATACTCTCATTCTTAAAAAGCTCGCGGATAATGTTCATATAGGCAATGTCATTAACCCCTGGCATGTTTACAACAATGCTTGTGGAGAATTAACAAGTCGCCGTAAAAGCTGGATAATCGACATTGACACACGAGACCTCGACACCAAATATGAAGTACTGGAAGAATTGGATGGCATTTGGCTGGAAACACATTCAGAATCGAAAGAACATCTGGATGAGTGTCGCCGTGACATCGTGTATCTTTTTGCTGAGATTCCGACAATGAATGGATGCCATCTCATCACTAAACCATTTAATCTTCAGAAGTTCAAAGAAAAGTTTCCGGGGATTGATGTTCACAAGAATAATCCAACGGTGCTTTATGTGCCGAAAAGTATAACACAATGAAGATATTTCAAAATTCCATAGGGCAAGAAGTTAAAATTTTCGGAAATATTCTGGAAGATGAAGCTTTAGCTCAAATACAACGATTGGCTGATTTTAAGCCATATCAAAACTCTCATATCCGAATCATGCCGGATGTTCATGCCGGAAAGGGGTGTACTATTGGTACCACAATGTATATAACCGATGCTGTAACCCCTAATCTGGTAGGCGTTGACATAGGGTGCGGTATGTTTGTCGTTCCGCTGGGTCAGGTTGATATAGACCTCGCTAAGTTTGATGAAGTTGTACATCAGTATATCCCATCCGGGCATAACATTCATAATACTCCGATTCAAGAGTTTGTTCAACTCAGCGAATTGAAGTGTCTTCCCACAATAGATGTTAATAAGGTAAATTGTGCGATAGGCTCTCTTGGTGGTGGCAATCATTTCATTGAAGTTAATGAAGATGATGATGGCTGCAAGTATCTGGTAATCCATTCCGGTAGTCGCAACCTCGGTGTTCGTGTATGTCAGTATTATCAAAAGATGGCTGAATCGTTATGTAGTCGTGGTTTTGCCGACAGAAACGAAATTATCCAGTATTTGAAGGCTGAAGGCCGTGCTAATGAAATTCAAACTGAATTGTCAAAGATAAAGCCTATTTCGGTACCTAACGGACTTGCATATATAACAGGAGAAGTCCAAGAACACTATTTTCATGATATGCAGATTGTCCAAATGTACGCGCAAATGAACCGTGAAACAATGGCATATATCATACTTGCGAAGCTCGGATTAAAGATAAGTATGGCTATTCAGCCATTTCATACTGTTCACAATTACATCGACTTTTCCACTTCAGGAATTATCCTCCGTAAAGGTGCAGTTCGGGCAAATCAAGGTGAACAACTTATCATTCCAATGAATATGCGTGATGGTTCACTGATTTGTGTTGGTAAGGGAAATCCGGACTGGAACTATTCTGCTCCACATGGAGCCGGGCGGTTGATGTCTCGCAAGAAGGCAAAGGAAACGCTCTCGGTAGATCAATTTGCCGAAGAGATGGAGCAAGTGTACTCTTCTTCGGTGTGCGAAGCAACTCTTGACGAGGCACCGATGGCTTACAAGCCTATGAGGGCTATCATTGATGCCATTCAGGACACCGTTGAAATTAAGCAAATCATTCGTCCTATTTATAATTTCAAGGCAAAGGAGTGATGTGATGAAACTTAAAGAACTCATTGAAATTTTATCTCAATTTCCTGAAGATATTGCGCTTGATGACATTGATGTCTTCGTCAATATTGACAAAATGATTGATAGGAATCGAATTATTTCCGTCTATATCGCAGACCATCGTGTCGTTGGGCAAAAGCAATTTGTGCCAACTATCACTATGAAACGGATAACTCGTTTGTCTGAGATTGCTGCCAGTTTGGTGACTGGACTGAGATTGAGAAAATTCAATTCATTAAAACGTAAACAATGAAAATGAATAAACTGAAAGCAATATGGAAAATTATCTTGGCAGATAAAATTGCTGTGTTTACATGGATAGAAGCAGTACCAGACCCGACCTGGTTGACAGTGCCTACATTTAGTTGGATAGTGTCAAATAATTGGGGTGCTGTTGATTTGACCTATATCAAAATGAAAGTTGAAAACTTACTAAGATTCAAACAACAAAATGACTAAAAATGAACAAAACATTAGATAATATTCAACCTGGCGATCAGGTTTTGTGGGAAAATGCATACCATAAAGAGATATGTACTGTAGAACGTGTCACTAAAGCACATATAATAATTCACAACCAGAAATACCGAAAGGTAAGCGGAAAACCAGTAACTACAGATAGATGGAATACTACACATATTAGACCTTTATCGCCGGAGTTAAAAGAACAATTTCAGCGAGAAATCTTACACCAACAACTATGCTCACAAGTCAAACGCATTAAAATAGAGTTGCTCACAATTGAACAACTTCAGGCAATTTTAGGCATAGCTCAAAGCAAAAGTAAGAATGATTAACGTATCTCAAAATATAATAAGCAGAGACAGAAATGGTACAAGAAGATTATATCAAAATTCGCAAATCAGATTTTGGGTTGGTGCAGCGAAAATATCAACTCTTACAAGAAGAGGCTGATATGGTTCCCATAGACACAATAAAGCAAAACATTGCTATTGAAATAGGTCAATATTTATTTGACCAAGGTTTACTTGCCTTCGAGCAAGAAGGCAACATTCTGACCGCCAGTTTATATGTAGTGAAGAATCCGAAAGGAGGTACAAAATGAATACAGAAGAAGTAATCAACATCATTCAGTCTCAATTGACTTCTGATGAGCAACAACTACTCAAAGACACCATCAATTATGGTTCCTGGGGAGATTGTGATATGGGGTTCCGCACTGAAGCGGGAGAAGTAGAAACTGTTGGTGCATGGGGCTATTGCACCAATGACGCAAAAGACGCTGGAAACTTCAGCGGTCGTAAAGTGGCAACAATGTTCAAATCAATCTACAAAAAGCTTTGCCCGAACAACCATACTGGACGTTTCCTCAGCCAGTGCAATGATTGGTGGGGCGACGGAAGCGGAGATATGTTGTTTATTAGAATTGAATTGTGTGATGGTTTAGAAAAATGGGCTAAGCAATGAAATACAAAGAAACAGGAAGATTTACGCTCCAACAGCAAAAATTGGCAAAGGAAATCGCCACTCGTCTTAAAAAATTAAGTCAAAGTGGGTGTGTGGTGTTTGCTAAGCAAGATAGATTGTATGCTTATCTTAACGAGGATTACCATCACTCAACAGAAACAGGCGGTGATTACAGTTATCCAACGCCAACTCTTGATTGTGGAGACATCCATGATGCCGGTGCGGACGATGAGCTGTATTTTGAACGAGGATATATAATAGAATAAATATGAAAACAGGAGTTATATTGGCCCGGTTCCAGCCAATTCACAATGGGCATATTGAGTTGATTAGACAAGCGATAAGCGAGAATGGCAAAGTATTGATCCTCATTGGTTCCGCTGATAAATTAAATGAACGTAACCCGATTCCATGGAACATTCGTTACGAACTGGTTAAAGATGCATTGAAGGAAGAATTTACCGGGGATGAGCACAATAAAATCAAACTCACAACCTTGGCTGATCTTACTGATGAATCCGATAATTCACACGACTGGGGGTTCTACCTCTATAGTACAGTCGTTAGAGAAATGGGAACAGGCGAGTTTACTATGTATTATTCTGATGGCTTTGAAATTATTACATCGTGGTTCCCTGGTTTCCTTTTGAGAAATAGCGTATCGTTATCTCTGTTAGCTCGTAACGCTTGTGAAGGAGGAGTTTCTGCTACACAGGTTCGAGAAATGGTCCTTAATGACCGGCTTCCAGAAAAAGGAGCGGTGCCCCAGTGCGTATATGAGCGACGCGATATTATCAAAGCGTTTCTTAATGTATTCAGAAAATGAGTATGAAAGCGTCTGAATGCAAATGTATCGTGTGCGGTAAACAGGCCGTGGCTTTTTGGCCCATGATTGACCCAGATATACCAGCAGAGCCCTATTGCCGCAAGTGTTTGGATAAAGCAAAAATACAAGTGTTGATAAATTGCTTTGGCAAAAGTGAAAAAGAAGCAAAGGCTTTTGTCAAAGAGACTAATCAACAATAATTTAATTGATATGGTGGCTCATGCCACAATAATAATCTCTAAATCATTTAACAGTTATGTAAATGAAATTTTTTAATGCTATTTGCAATTGGCTGAAGCGTATCAAAGAACGCTATCAAGCCGAACGTCAAGAACGTTGTATCAAGCAGTTAGAAAGGATAAGCTGCGAAATTATCAACGTTATCGAGTTTAACGGTCGTCTATACATTGCCTACGATGGAGAACCTATCGTAAGAATAGACGACCTCAAAGCCAAAGTGCCAGAAATTCTGGAACAGGCTCGTGAAGACTATTTGGCATGGAGAGCAAAATTTAACGCATAACAGCAATGGCAACAGCAAAGTTCAAAACAAACGATCGAGTAACAATCGTGAGCAACAGCCTTCAACCTCAGTACAAGGGGAAGGTTGGTAAAATCAAGAAGGTCTATGCCTCTTTCAGCGATAACGATGCGGAGGAACGCGAGTTCTTCTATCGCGTTGAAGTTGACAACACCGTTCTAAAAGGAATTGCTTGCGATTCAGACTTACAGCCGGCATAAGATAGGCGTAAGTCAACTCACCTGTTGATGAGGGCTGGGGTACTGGCATATTCTGGCCCTCATCTTTTTACACTGCAAATTTACAAAAATAATCAATAAAAACATTACAGCAATGGCAAAAACAAGTAAGAACACATCTAAAAATGAAGTACGTGAGGTTCGTCCAACAGATTATCAACCTCAGCCTGGAAATAAGGCTATCCTCAGTTTGGCAGATTTTAGTGACGACAATCTATTTGGCGAACTTCGTCGTCGCGGTTATAACGGAGAACTCAGACTCGTTAAAGTAATCAATGTATGAATGACAGACTTAAACAATTTTGCAGCAACTGCCATAACAAGAAAGTCGTTGGTAGAAATAGGTGCCCGTTTGAACAAAAGCGCATGTGTCCGGAATATGCTGCTTTCAAAGCTTCTCTGGTGCTGGAAGATGACGCCACAGCTCAATTAGTTCCTGTGAACCTTTTGCTGAAAGCGTTGCGTGCTCATGGATATGCCGGTGAACTTCGTAAGGCTATAACCATAACAATCTGAGCCATAATGACAGAAATTTGTTAATAGTTGTGCTCAGATTACAAGAAATCCAATGATATTTTGTAATTTTGCAGTGGCTTTAATTGCCGAATAAGACATATTAGAAAAGTGCCTCATATTCGTTAAATCGCCAAATTAAACAAATATACACGAGGCACGGAGACAGCTCATATACAGTGAGCTGCCTATCCGTGCGTGTATATAGGTGTTTGGCGATACCTGCGAATTAGTACGGATGGCAGCCCACTTTTCTTGTGTCCATGCAAATACAATTGAACAAGTATGAAACAAGAAAAACGAGATGATATAGACACTGCGATGTTGATGCTTATAGGCTTTGGGGCCGGGGCATTGCTATCTACGGTATTCTTTCTTTTCTTAGGCGTATTTATCGAGGCTGGTGAAAATGAAACATGGTCATTGCAAGCCGTATGGTCGGGCCTGATGAGCATGTGTATCAGTGTCATCATCGGAATAATCGCCTTGCTATATTGGAAACTTATTGCATCTAAAACAGGCGTATTGTTCCCCAGATTAAACGGATTTAAGTTACTGCTTGCTTTTGCATCTGTGGTGCCAGGAATGGCTTTGACTATAGGGCTGGCTTATCAATTTATCATGTAACCAAAAGAAGGGTATGAATCGAAAGAAATTGTTAATTATGGCCAAAATCCTGATAAATGGAGGAATATTGTGCTTGTTGCTATTGTGCTTACCAGTATTATCATACTGGGTGGAAAACAACCCATGTATCGTATTGTTCGCTTTGGCGCTCATATTGATAGGTTGTTTTCAATGTATCATAGCGAATAAAAACTTCTCTGAGAGAGAGCCTGAAGATGATCACCCAAAACGCTTTCCAATGATATGGTACTTCAAAACTATAAAATGGGTCTTGATTGTTGCTGTTGCATTTCACATAATAGCAGCGTCTATTGTTCTGTTCTTTTATTGCCTAAAGCATGAATTTGAAGCCACTTTGCTGGTTACGACGTTTGCAGGAATTGCTATAGGTCTTATATGTGAGGTGGCTATACCTTATTACAAAAACAACAAAGATAAAACAAATTGATATGAATTGTACAGAATTATGCGAACAACTGGTTAAGCAAAAAGATTGTGCGCATGTCTGCTTAAAAGACAGCTTGCCATACATTTTGCAATTATCAGCCAAGAAAATAGAAGCTATTGAACGTGGATTCAGCGGCTTTAATGTGAATGACATGATACTATATATCAATATGTGCAATTCATATATTCATTTAATCGGTTGGGAAGACTGGATGATTAGAACTGTAGATGAATTGCGCGAATGTATTGCACGTGAGCGGGAAATGGCCGATGTATCTATAAGACAATTGGCCAGAAGTGTAAAGGTGCCCATCGTAGTTATAGAAGCCTTTGAAAAAAGGGATGGCGGGCTGAGAATAGACAGCTTCTTGGATATAGCCGACACCTTAAATATTGAAATTTCATTTGATTAAGTATCAATGTAATATGAATAAAGAAAGAAGAGAAGAACTATTGGACGTAATCGATTTGCTGGAAGAGGCAAAAGATAGAATTGGCGAAATCCGAGAGGAAGAAGAAGATGCCTTGTATTCCCTTCCAGAGGGGCTTCAAGAATCCTCCAGAGGCTGTGCTATGCAAGATGCTATGGACACTCTCGATGGATTTACTGATTCAATAGACAAAATACAATGCCAAATAGAAGAATTTGCACGCCCTAAGAAGAAGTCAAAAACCAAGAAACCATGAGACGTTTTCAATTTACCGACGACGAATACAATAAGCTTTCTACTGTAACAGGATTCCCAGCAATTGACCTTCAGAAACTTGATGCCTTGGGGCTGCTGGCGAATGATGTGGCAGTTCGCATGGTGCTGGAATATGAATATCAAACTCAGCGAAAAGCTACGAAAGCGTTACCAAAACTCATCCTTCAGGCTATAGCAAATAAATACGGTTTATCCCCTCAAAAAGTGAGGGGATTTTTGTTTCATAGAAAGCAGCCGGTTTATTATTGCTCAAAATGCCGTAAAGAGATTTCTCGCAGTGAGCATAAAAAATTTGATGGTCTCTGCGAGAACTGCGCAATAGATAGTATTAAACTATAATTCTTATCGATATGAACGTAAAGCAAATTGAAGTGCATGACTATTATAAAGCATTGCACCCAAAAGCGCTCATTCTTTATCATATTCCGGGGCAATATATGGTTCTGGGGAATGACGTTGATCGAGCGTTAAAATCATTGTCAACTATCCGCGTGTTAGAATCTGGTGTAGGCGTTATGCCTGATGGCTTATCTGTCCTGTCCCTCTTCGGGAGAGACGGTACTGAGATATGTATCATTGATTGCCGAAACGAGAACGGGGCACTTGATTTGCCAGATATAGAACGCATAAAAGCAGAAAAAGAAATGGATTATTAAATTTTTTCATCATAACAGGAATTGAGATTGCTGTTATCTGTCTAACAAGTTGAATTAAAGCAAATAACTCCAATTCAAACGGCAACTTATTTATAACATAAAACGGCTGAATATCAGTGTTTTGCGAAAACATTTTGTCGTTAAAAACAGCTTAAATCCAACTTTTATAAGCTAACTTTGTACCACTGGGTTGCATCATTTGCGGCTCGGTGGTTTTTTATTTTGAATAATCATAACAACCGCAATGGAACAAGACATCAATAAAATCGAGACAACCGGAGCTGGTGTAGAAAAGGTTCACACGAAGCTCAAATTCATCAAATCTGAGAAGAACGGAGCATTTATCAGTTTCGTTTCCCAGAATCCTGTAAATGGCGTAGTATGTGGAGTTCGCCAGGACTCCCCATACCCTAAAAAGATTGTCATCATCGACCGGGAAATGTCAAACAACATACTGCCTAATGTGCTGTATGACTGCGCCCTCATTCCGATGACCAAGACCATCAATAAAAAGACTGGCGAGGAGCACATTCCAGGCTATATTGCAATTGAAGCCAATGCCGTCCAATTTAAGGCTACTGTGACCACCAAATATGTTCGCGGTTCAATGTATCAGGTAGAAGTCGCTTTCGGCAACAAAATCATAAGGTTTGACCCATTTCACGGACAGAAGGAAAGCGTGAAATCCCTACCGGCTTGTCTGGCAGTTCTGGAAAAGCGATGTGACGTCAAGGATCTGATGTATATCGTAGAGAGCTTCAACACCGCAGCTATCGAACTGGTAGAGCAGATGAAGCAGGATATGCGTGAAATCCATAACAAGAGAGGTAAACATGAGAAGACCGGTCGAAGGAATCGCTACTGATGCGGCCCATTCCATGAAGAATGGAAAGACGGAGTATCAAGGTATAAATTTAGCAACTAAGGAACAGATATTCTATAAGGACTTGGGAAATCAAACCACCAACATAGGAGAGTTTCTTGCGGTTGTCGAGGCTGTAAAGTTCATTATTGAGAATGACTTCCAGCCTCGAATCATTTATACTGATTCTATGACTGCGATTGCATGGCTCAAGGCGAAGAAAACATCATCTACAAAACCATGCAAAGACTTGATTCGTGCTGAGATGTTTCTCCGGGCGTTATCATCGGACGTGGAAACAATCGAAATTTATCATTGGGACAATAAACGCTGGGGAGAAACGCCGGCAGACTTCGGTCGTAAATGACGCACAACTAAGCATGAATAAATAAAAAGCCAGCAATTTGCTAAACATTCTGTCAATTATGGCTCTATTCATTAAAGTACAATCACTCTAAAAATTACAATTATGACAAATTTCAAAGAAAGAAGAGAATCTATTTTGGAAGTCTTTAACAAAGCGAAAGAGGATTTGGAATGCCTCAATGGGGACATTCAAAATCAGATTGAGTCAAATCAAGCTCAAATTATCGCATTGACAAATCAAAATGCGGAGTTGTCTGCATTGAAGGTAAGTAATGAATCGTCAATCAAGACATTTGCCAAGTTTTTCAGGTAACATGGATTGCTTCCCGCTATGAAAGGAGACATGCCAGGTTTATAATCTGGTGCTTGATAAGCTTGTATGTTCGAGTCATATCTGGGGTGCAAACACTTTGTAAGCAAGTATCAAATTCAATAACCATTTTAATTCAAAAAATTATGAGAAAGTTTTTGTATCTATTGATTGCGTTAATCGCATGTACAGTATTCTCCAGTTGTCACAGGGTGGCACCGGGAGCTGACGAAGAATCCGTTCTTGTTCATAAGCCTTGGTTTGTCGGACATGGCGGTGTTGACAAAGAATCAGTAACAACCGGAAGCACCTGGTGTTGGTGGAGTACCAGTTCGGAAACATTCAAGATTATTCCTGTGAAATACACGGAAAAATTGGATGATATAATTTCTAACGAGAATACTCCGTTGGATTTCAACACAATGATTACATTACAGATTCAGAAAGGTAAATCGCCATTGCTCCTTGAAAATTATGGTGTTGATTGGTACAACAATAACATAAAGGAAACATACAACAATCTTACCAGACATTATGTTTCTCAGTATTCGCCATTTGATTTAACCAGTAACAGAGAGGTCATAGCGCACATAGACTCATGCGTAAAGACAGACATGATAAAATACATCGCAAAGTTGTCTGAGAAGAAAGATTTCCCTGTTACCGTCATAAATGTTATTACAGGACGAGCGATACCTAATACCGCGCAGTTAGCAGAAATGAATAATACAGCGGCTCAGATTCAGGCAAGACAGACACAGGAACGCAGATATGAAATGGAGGTTGCACGAGAACGCGCAGAGCGCCAGCGAGCGGCATCAGACAAGGCATACCAGCGTGAAATGAATTTAACAGCCGAACAATTCATCAACCTTAAAGCGTGGGACATAATCGCATCGAAGCAGGGTGCAAATATTGACGTACTTTTTGATGGTGGAGCATCCAGTACGATGTGGAATATCAAAAGATAGCCTTATCCCAACAAGTTAAACATACCCCCATAAAGCAGAACTTACAATATGCTTTATGGGGGTATTATTTATCAGTAATTGATTGAATGAGAAAGCTATTTGCAATCTGGCGAATATTGTGGGCTGACAAATTCGCCGTCTTTACATTTGAGGATGCGCCAGACGACCCAGAATGGCAGACAGCACCATATTTTAGGTGGAGACTGTCACACGATGATCCGTACTTCATCCAGTTAATCAAGAACGTTTTGTTACACATAGAAAAGAACAACAATGAAAATAAAACAATGTAATCGTAACCCATTATTCTTGGCCGATTTTGCTTATGACGGAGAATTTAGTGATGGAAATCGCTTTTGTTTGCGAATCCCTGAAAGCGATGTCGTTGAGTTTGCCAATACGCTGTTGCAAGCATATAAAGACGATAAAGAAGGAAAAATTAAAGTGACGCCTCCATGTGTTCATTTGTCCAAAGACGGGAATGTATTCTGTGATGGTAAAGTTGAGCGAATAAAAGACTAATGAAATGGATGATGCCGTAGAAAAATTCCAAGCAGTGGGTAAAGCCTTTGATGATATGTTTCACAATGGTTGTAGCCATAAAATCAAAGTAGTCAAGCCTGTTGGATATTTGGAACATGAGCCAACAGGCTACACAATTTCTGTATATAAACCTGTATCTCGATTCAAAGCATTCGTGCTTAATTGGTGTTTCGGACTTAAATATAAGAAGATATGATACATTTTAATGAACCTCCGATTTATAGGATAACTGGTAGAACAACCAGGCAAGCAGATGCGTACATCCAACAATTATTTAACTCTATTGGAAAGTGGGTACGCATCTGCGACCATTATCCTGGCATTAGAGCGGATGAAATGTTGGTTCAGAAAATATACCGTCGTATGGAAATGGAACACAGAATAAATCTTGATGTGCGCCATAAAGAAGGTGGCATATATGTACGCATTCCATTAGATGTAGCAAAACAATTTACAGAACTAAAAAACCGGCAAAGAGAAGAATATGACAAATATTGGAAACGGTAAGTCGGCAGAGTTAAAACTTACTACGCCTTGCTTTATCTGCAAATAGAAGAGATTGTTGAATATTTCAAATACTAAACATGAAAATTATCTATAACAATTTCATCCCATTTAAGGGATTCCTGGCAATCAATCTCTTCGGCATTTTGTTTGTCAGAGGCACGGATCGTGACATTAACGATGTAGTGCTCAATCACGAAAGAATCCATACCGCTCAGATGAAAGAATTGAACTACGTCTTCTTCTACATCATTTATTTGATGGAGTGGATTGGTGGATTGCTTCAGTACAAATTCCATACCAAAGAAGCATACCGAAACATATCATTTGAGAAAGAAGCCTATTGCCACGAGCATGATTTGAGTTATCTGGAATATAGAAAACCCTATGCGATGTGGGAATGAAAGTCTTTGCTTCGTTATTTAATATTTGAATGCGTGTATCTGTAATTGCACACTTTATCAATAGCCCCGGTAACACGACACTACCGGGGCTTTCGCGTTTATGCACCAGCTTTCATAAAAACCATCTGAAGCTTTTTCTGATTTATGATACTGTCACCGTTATAATAGTGATCTTGTATCATTTCTATGCTGGTTCCTGCTGCCATTGCTACATACGAGATAGGCAGTCCACTGTCTAAAGCTACGGTTATGGCTGTATGACGAAATACATAGGCATACAAGTCATAATTGAGTCCCAATTCTTTTCCAAGCGGTTTCAACCATACATTAAGATTCTGACGAAACTTTTTGAAGAGATAGTCTTTTGTTTCATGCTCCGATGCTTTTTTATCATCCATTATAGGAAACACATAACCGTCTTTGGTCTTCCCCCTATACTTATTGATTATTTGCTCCATAGCCGGCGATATTGGTATTTCAATCGGTTTATGGGTCTTCTTTCTTCTTGTCACAATAGTATTGTTTTTTGTTATATGCTTATACTTCAGCTTGATAACATCACAAGGAGCGAGAAATGAGTTGAACATGAATACACAGAAATCGTAATATAGCTCAACAAGCCATCGGTCTTCGTATTCCGGAGTAATATCCCCAACCTTCATGTTCAAGAACTTCCTCAGTTGGGCGTTGTCAAGAACATCCGGTTTTTTAAGTTCCAAATCATCTTTATTGGGATTGTAGTCGGCAAATCTGAAATCTCCTATTTGGTTGAGCGAAAAATCCACTTCTTTATCCTTTGCTGCCTTGCCAAGCAGCGCTCTAAATGTTTTAGATACGCCACGATAGCCCTTATACTGGGCAAATGTGTGGGCTATTGATAGGCATTTGTCGTAATTGATTTCCTGAAATGTCAAATGAGCAAAACCACCGATAATCTTACAACATTTATTCAGCAACTTTTCATACACCTCAAAGTTACAGCCATTCTTAATTCTCTCCCGCTCAATGACAAGTTTCAAATACTTTTCAAGGAAAATGAAAGAGTCCCTTGAGGCTCCTGCACTTCCATTACTTTGTATTAGCCTTTGTGATGTAGTAAATGCGGACGCAACTTGTCTGGCGGTGTATTCCGGATGGTCCAGCACCAGTTTGCTGTAATTAGCCTTGAAATCCTCCAGTATCTTGTTGTTCTCTGAATAAGATACTGCGTAACTGGTAAAGCGCTCTTTGTCGGCATTCCAGTGCTTTTCGATATTGGGGGCTCCTTTCAAGAGATGACGGACGGATTTATAGAATCTCTGTTTGCCCTCGCTAATCCTCAATACCAGATTTCCGTCCCTTACGATGATTTTTAGTTTCACCAT